AAGTTTTCCCAAGTGGTAGAAAGAAGATTTGAAGCAGAAGCAGCTCCAGGGCTTATTTTATTAATTACCCGCTTAAACAGAGAACTTGCTTTAATGCCTTTGCATGGTGACGGATCAGAAACGGAGTCGTAAAAACTAACGAAATCCGTAGGTTCAGATATTGTAAGTCTATTACCCCCTGTTCCATTGGTCCTAAAATAGAAGTACAACCTCTGTCCTTCGGTCATATTTATTACCTCTTCAAATTCAACATTATACGATCCTGAGCTTGAAGAAGGGTCTGACTTTAATACTTTTACGGTGGCGTTCGTTTGATCTTTTATCAAAATTGAATAACCTGGACCGCCAGTAATTGTTAGATAGTTGCCTTTAACACTCCCTTTGATAGTAACCTCTTGATTTCTGGTCGCCCTGATAAACCAGTTGTCATATCCAGGATTCCCAGCCGAAAAATCATTATCGCCAACGGCTTGCGCAGTTGTGTTTTGAGATTCAATAAACCCTGATTGAAAAGACCCAGTAGTTAATGTTGTCTCAGGAATAAACCTAAACATACCTGGCGGGGTTGGTATAAATATCCAGCCGGCCCGTTCATCAAAAACAACACCTGGTATAATCATATTTACAACGTCATCACCAGTCAGAGGGTATTCATATTTGGTGTCGTCGTAGGCTTTTATTCGCTCGGATGCGCCAGACTGCATTAAGGTAACCGTAAACCTATCCTCGCTATCTTCTGCTTTAGAAAAGTCAATATCCCCAACGAAAACAGGCAAGTATTTAAGTGTAGACCGATTAAGTTGCTCTACTTCAATTTTAACTCCCGCCTGAACGCCGTTAGCGTAATATGCCCGCCTTAATATAGTGGCCCCGTCTTTTACAAATTCAAGAGGAAGGCCAAAGGTTCTGATTATGCCGAAATAAAGCATATCCCTTTTGTAACCTATTTTTGAATTTGAATCCCACTTGTCAGGAGCAAATACAATCTCTGTACGAACGCTGTTCACCGTAAGATAATACCTGAAATCATATCCTAATAATTCATTCATCAGTTAAAATTCCTTGACATGTAATCCCCTAAACCGTAAAAATGTATAGATGGTGCTTTTGACGGCTTTTGCTTCGTAAGGGCTTTAATTAGTTTTTTATTACCATTTTCCTGCGCTGCTATCAGTGCGTTTATATCTATAATTTGCCCTGAAATAACTGGGTTTAAATCCGGCTTAGCCATTATGCTAACGAGCTCATGGTGAGGGATAATTTTAGTTCCGGCCTGTAGATTCTTGATGTTCGGCTTGTCGCTGCCTAAAAATGGTTTGCCTGATTTAGGGATGTACAGCTCCGGACCTAATTCATCAGTTAATGCCAGGCCGCCTTTACTGCTGTCTGTCCCTGTGAAGTATGTAGGGATCGGGGTAGCTAAAATAGCCGCAATCTGAGCAGCACCAATTCCTACCGCAAAGGGAATCTGAGATAGCGCAGCCGCAGCTAGAGCAGGGCCCACGATAGGTATTACGCTTAATGCAGCTGCTCCGGTAGATATTTTAGCCACATCTTTAGCAGTGTTTACGACGACCTCCGCAACAGATATCGCCTTTTGAAACCTTGCTTTTCTTTGATCGATCTGGCGTTGCTTCTGTTCTAAAACCTCTTTGTTGGCTAGTGCTTTTGCTTCAATGTTCGCGATTTTATCCGCTTTCTCTTCTTCAGTGGCGACGCTATTGTTTACGTTTTCTATGTCAATTTCTTTCTGCTTTTCAAGCAGGTCGATATCTCTTTGAACCTTGTTCTTTTCGTTTTCGAACGATCCGTTTACGATGGCTATCCCTAAATCAAAAACCTCTTTTTGTAACTGCTTTTTCCTTGCTGTTAACTCTTTTTCAATTCCCTCTCGCTTTTTAGCATTTTCAGCTTCTGATTTAGCGACGGACTTGCCGTCCTCTATTATCCCCTTCGCAGCCTCTTCGCTCGCTTTTAATTTCAATTTAGCCAACTTTTCTTCATACGAAGCCCTTTCGTCAGCGGAAAGGGAAGATAACGCAAGTAAACCTTCAACCTGCTTTATCTCCGCATTGATGTATTTATCAAAGTATTCCCTCTGAATTTTTAGTTTAAGCTCTCCATGTTGTTGTTCAGAGATAGTTCCGTTAATAAATGCTTTATTAAGCACATCGAGCTTTAAAGATTCTTTGTTGTTTATATCTGTAAGCTCCGCTTGATTTACTCTTAACCGTTCCTTTTGCTCTTTAGTCAGTTGATCTTCAAATATTTTAGCGGACTTTACTGAGTAATCCAGGTCAGCATTCAGTAAATCAGCGTTGGCTTTTTCCTTGATAATCAGTTTCCGTTTTTCAGACACGCCACTTTGAGAAATAGCGTTGTCCGCTTCCAGCTTTATTAACGACCTTGCTGCTTCGTTGTAGCCTCTAAGAGCGTCTATACGATCATCTAATGATTGTTTTTCATCGTCTGAAATTTGTTTGTATGAGTCCCTTAGAATTTCAAGTCTTTGTTTTTGCAGGTCGAAATCATCAGTATTAGCTTTTGGCTTGTCTCCGCTTCCATTGAGATTTAATCCGTTAACTTTGTTAAACTTGTCTGATTGAATAATTAGCTTTTCGAACAAATCTAAAGAGTCTTTAGACTCCTTATTCAGCTTCGCAACAGCCTCAGCCTGGAAGTCTTGCGCATCACCAAAAATGTTAGCAAAATTTCCAAACCCTCCGGTAGTAAGACTTTTTATGATATTTTTTCCAGTAGCCAGCAACTTATCAGACGCAGTAGTCGAACTGGCCGCTCGCACCTGTGCTTCTGAGGCTTTGTCAACAGATAATTGAAGGGCTGCGTTTGCTTGAGCTCTTAAGAACATAGCCTGAACGTATTTAGGCGCTTTAGAGTTGTAAAAATCTTCGACTTCGGCGGCAGTGGTTAATGCGCCAGCAGTCTTTCCAATCCCGTCATTATAAACTTTAACAAGTTCAGTACTTGTTATTACGCCCTGATCAAACTCACCTACAGCCGATTTTAACCTAGCCACATCGCTTATTGCTTCCTTATACTCAGAAGATCCCAATGCTGAAATTTTAGACAAGTCCGTTGCAGATTTTTTGAATACATCAAGTTGTTTAATATATTCTATGATAGGATCAGCAGCAAACGCAATAAGTCCCGCGATACCTACCCCAGGAAGAACATTAGCAATAGATTTAATAGCCCCCCACGCCCTGCCGGCGTAGCCAGTAGTTTTGTTTATGGAGTTTCCAAATTCGTCAAACCCTTTTTTACCTACATTAGACAGCCTCCCAATTGTAGCCTCAGTCTCTTGCGCCTTAAGGTTGAAAGAACTGATTATTTTAGGGTCAGTTGCGTTCTGAGCAATATTTTGGTATGATTGTAATTGTATCTTAAGGCTGTTAATTGACTTTTGAGCGGAAACGGCAGCAGGAGAAACCTTGAGGGTTTCAGTTACTACTTTTTTTGTGGCTGTAGAATACGCTGCTGCTTTCGATGAGGCGGCTGCATAGGCTTTATTTTGCTCGTTTAACGTGCTGTTAACCTTCCTGCTCCCGTTAACACTATTGTTATAAGCATCTATTTCAAGTTGTGAATTGCTTACTATAGCCTTACCCTTTTTAACCTCCCTTGCAATACGGGCATTTTCAATAGCTTCCTCTTTTTTAGACAAAGCCTCACGCCTGGCAGCTTGCTTTTCTGTCGCCTCAGTGGTTTTTATAATAGCCTGCTTTTTTCTTTCCTCTAAGATTATCAGCTGATCTTGTATTTTTTGCTGTTTAACCGCCTCAGCATTGAAATTTTTGGTAGCGGCTTCAAGTTCTTTGAAACTCCCGCTCTTAGCTATTGCGGCGTTGAACTTCTCAATAGAAAGAATAGCAGCCACAAACTTATCATTAGCTAAATCAAGGTACTTAACAAGCTTTTCAATCGATGCGTAGGCCGCCTCGCTTACGACTTCTTCTATTCTTTCTTGATTAGCCATTTTTAGGTTTGTTTTCTCGGTTAAAGGCGTTTATATACTTTACAAACTCTGTAACAGTGGTTTCTTTCGGATTTATGCGGAATGCTACAAACCTGGAAATCTGCGTAACAAGACCGTAAAAATCATCCTCAGTCACCTTTTTATCGGAGGTGTTCAGCTTAGAATAATCATCTTCGGCTTCCTGTTTACGGATAACCAAGCGCTTAGCTGATGATATGGTAAGTTTAAGATCGTTCTGCAATGATTCTTTGGTAAACGGATACATAAACCCCATTTTACGCAGCATATCACACAACCTTTTGTCGTAATTCTTGGACAGGTAATTAACTGCGCTTTGAATGATAAAAAGCTTATTGTTTATTACCGTTATTTCCTTTGTTAAAGCAAACACATGCTTACTTTGGGTGTTATTCGATATAGCTGTATACTCAGCGAAGATATCACCCCACAAAGGCTGCAAATCGATATTACGGTTAAGCAGTGATTTGCGTTCCGAATAAAGCCAGGAAAGATCATCATGAACAACGATCTTTATAAAGTTGAATAACGGCAATTCGCTGCAAGTTTTATATGTTTTCCTTGCGCTGATCATGAGAAATTGAGACCAGTTTTAAAAGTGATATATCGCTTAATTCCGTCATACAGCGGCCCTAATGAGTAAACAGTTTTGTTTTTGCTCGTAAGTCCGAATATTTCTTTCCCGTCACGCTCGATCAAAGAGGCTGTTTTGCTGTCTTTACTGTCTACCTCAAAAGCATTTTTGCTGGTTTTAACGAAGAAATCCTTGTAAAATTCACCTGTGAGCTTGAAATCCGGACGTCCGAAGGGTAACTGTGGGTTTTGAGCTTGCTTTTTATAGGCGTAAGCATCGCTTTTATACGGCCTCAGATAAGTTTCATCAGCTTTCATTCCAAATTGGAATAGCTGCGTCTGGTTCAAAAGAATAAGTTCTGATTGCGTTCTTTCGATAATGGCGGGAACCTCAGACCTCAAGTCTAAAGATTTTACTTTGTCCAGCATTCCCTTTATTGTTGCCATGCATCAAATATAAACTTTTAATACAATTAATACAATTGTATTAATTAATCTATATATTTGACATACACCGGGTGGAAGCGGTAGAAAAACTTTATAATTGCCATTGTTTGAAGAAGCGCCTTCCACCGCTGATTTAGATAATGGCTTTATTATTTTATGAAACCAACAGAATTACGACTGGGAAATCTTTTTATAGAAAAGCACAGCCAGGAGATCATAGAAGTGATCGAACTCAAGAAAGACGCAATTGTTTTTACCGGATCATTTAAAGATGCTTGGCAGGCAGTCCCTATCCCACTTACGTATGAATGGATGAAGAAACTAGGTTTCGACACCATGGATTATGAGGTTGATGTAATTGAATGGGGCATGTCAGACGATCCGTATTTTTCTATTGAACAGGCTGGCGTTCCCCCGGAAGATAAACCATACATGTTTACATACGATGTTGGTATGGGGGAAACTGAAATTGAGGTTAAGTATGTTCATGAGTTGCAGAATTTGTATTTTGCAATCAAAAGAAAGGAGCTTAAATGCACCAGTTAGTTGATTTAGCCGTTTGGTCCAGGGATTTGACAATAGCATTTATTATAAGGATATTTAAACTTATTTTTAGATCATGATCACATTAGCAAAGCGGTTTAAGGTTAAATCAGGCCAGAGTAAGGAGGGTTTTGTAGAACAGCTAAATATAAATGTTGCAAAGATGTTTGTTGAGAATAACGCTGACCCAAATAACCACACGTGGAGTTACGAAACCGGTTTAGACGGCGATGATTTTGTAAACGATGAATATACGTGTATAATTACTGCAATGGCTATAAAATAAAACAAAATATGACTCTATGAATTAGAGTGAGGCGTTCCCTGCATCACAAGCCCTTAAATACGATAAGGTGCGGTTTGTTTTAAATAAAAAGCCCCTGCACATTGCAGGGGCTTTTCTTATTCTTCTTCCTTTTCAGGCTTCGGCGCTTTCTTGTTGACCTTATCCCATTCAGCGGGTAGATCAATAATTCCGGCCAGGTGTTTATGAGCTTTTACAAAGTCATCTTTCTTCACCCTCTTCATGTACTCCTGGGCAAATGAATAAGGACCTTTGACTGACTTTTTCATTATGCGACAGTTAACGGTAAACCTTCATAGCCAGGGATGCCGGCAGCAGCTAGAACACTTATCGCCGCTAGGTTAACTACAAATGGACCAGCCGCATTGTAATCTGGATCTGCTATATCCAAAGTAATTGTAAATGCTTTTAGGTTTGCATCTACCGCTACGCTAGTTATATCAACCGACGCCCCATTTAGTGTTACCACGAAATTTTCAGGCGCGCTCGCAAATTCATCTGAATACTGCTCGTAAAGATCAATTCCTGAACATCCGGTAGTAAGTCTTACCTTAATAACGTTCGCTGCTCTTGCGGCTGCCAGGGATATATTCACGTTTTTAATCCCTTCAATTGCTGCTAATTCAGCATATCCGAGGTTAATAAACGCAATATTCTCATTGAAATAACGAGGCATAAAGTTTACCCGATAAGCATAAACCGCCACCTCTGTATAGGTAGCCGCTTTTAACTTATCCGTATAGATATAATGAGACGGAATGCCTTTTAGAGAAGTGCCTACTTTTGTACCATAAAGATTTCCCTGCAGATCCACAACGACGAATTTTTGATTTGTGCTACCATTAAACTTCCTAAGCTGATTGCTTAAGCACATTGCGCCTTTAGTGAATTGGAACATCCAGTCGTAAACTCCATCGTTTGCAGGGGCCAATGAACCGCTGCCAAAGGTTTGGAACGTTGGATCGGTAGAGTTATCAGTGAACGTTACCTGTTCCGGAAACGGGTATGCCCGTAATGAAGGGTTGTCATTGTTAACAGCCGCAATCAAAGCAGCTAAAGCAGTTTCTTTAGTGGCTAACTGCTCCTGTGTCAACTCAAAGTTGTTGGGCACTTTTATAATGAATGACAACAATTTGACATCTACAGGGCATTCTGATACCCCTGTGTTGCCTTGTGCCGCGTCGCAATTCATGACGTTTAATATTGACATAATTTCTTGATTTAGACCGCCGGTTTAGGGCAGTAGTTTTCATTAATCTTTAATTTTAAATTCTCAATTTCAATGCAATCAACCCAATCATTGAAGATGTTCGTTTCGTTACCGAATAATCCTTGTTTTCCCCAATAATACCGGTAAGTCACTTTATGCCTGATCCTGGTTGCTGATGGAATTTGAAATATATCACCCCTGTTCCCTATTTGCCTCATTAACTCCATGTAAATAGGCGTAAGCACCGGATCGAAGTTGTTCACGTCCCTTTGCTCGGCAGTATGGTTAGGGTCTTTACAAGACCTTATGATAGCCATATGCACCGTAGCTTCACCATAGATTCCAACATCAGCACCCCTATCCATAGGCATATCAAGAAAGAAAGCCACCAAAGGATATTTATTGAACTTTGATGTTCCCCCTTGGTCGTACTGGCCAAGCGTCTTGATGATTTCCAGTGGATGTCCGTATTGATAGTGAACAGCCGTAATCTTATCGTCATATGCCTTTAGCTGAGGTAGTAGTTTTGCCGACACCGCCTGAACTATTGGTTTAAACTCTTTATGAAGATATACGGGCTGCAGCTGTACCATTTACAAGTTAAGGGTGTTTTTGAAGTAAAATATTTCGTTAACCGGACATGTCGGCCACCAGAAAGGATATTTTCGCCAATAAGGTTTAACATAGTCAGGGTAAGTATCAGTAGATAGATCGAATGCTCTTGCCTTCTGAACCATTTTGTTCCATGCTTTTACCTGCTTGCCCCAGTTTGATACGGATCTACTATTTTCGTTTTTAGCTTTTACCTCACCGGTTCCTGCTGTAAGCGTACTGGCATTTTCCATATACCAATAATAAATGTAGCAAACTAACATCCTCTTCAATTCAGTTTCATCCCTTAACGCAAGCCAAATTGGATCGATTGGTTCATAAGTAGCCGGGTCGGTCGGCGGGTCCACCGGAACCAAAACCAACCCGGCAACAAATTCGGCCGCCAAAACATCGCCTAACAGCAAATTCAAAAACTGAGGCTCATATTCTTCTATGAACCACTGCAAATTCTCCATTACCCCTTGATTAGAGATATCAGCGATTGTCTGCTCACCTTTGAAGTCTGTATAAGTTATGATTGACATTGAAATAGGGTTTTATTTAGCTTTCTCAAAGTTTTCTTTCGCTTTCGCATATTCCTTCTTTTCATCGAAGTCTTTTACGTCTGCCTTGATCTTATCCTTGATCAGCTCCACTACGCCTTTATGAATAGCATGTTCGCTACCTTTAGCGTAAATAACTTGCTTCCCTGACGGATTGTAATCTTCCTTGAAGGTTACAATTTTTACATTATCGATTTTCTTACCCATGATTAAACTTTGGTTATGGCAGCAAGCACGTTCGCAAACGTGTCATACATTACCGAATTTTCCCTGTTTGCAGCGATGTAGCTCAAGAACTCTTGATAACCTCTGTAAGAAGTTTTATCTTCTCTGAAGTCTTCTCCGTTCAGGCCTCTTTCAAACACCATATCGCCGTAAGCGTAAATCTTGAACCCTAGGTCCGCGCTGATAAGCAAAAAGTGAGTAGAAGGAACATCTTCAATGTCTGAAGGAATAACCTGAACACCTGCAATAAACAGTTGACCCAACGAGTTTACATAGATCAAGTTATTATTTAACCACTTCCCGTCGGTTGATTTCAGATTGTGAATTCGATAAAATACATCATCAGATACAAACACTTTACCTGGCTGCTCTTTACTGTTTGACATGGCAGCTATCGCTGCTATTAGCGCGTCAATGTAGTTTGGTAGCTCAACATTTAACGCAAACGCAGGAGTCGGTGAATACTGAACAGCATTTGTTTTCAGCCCTAAAGGAGCTAAATCGTTAACTCCTGGATCGTTGTTCAATAAACCATCGTTAATCTCTTCTTTGATTTCATCCATAAAATCCTCACGAATCCAATTTTGAAAAGAAGGAGCGTCACGAAGCAATTTATCTTCAATTGTACCGAAGATAGCTACTTTTTTAGCCTCAACCTCTCCGGTTGTTACGCGGAATGAGCGTTTAGGCTTAGCCTGTCCGCTTAAAATCCATGCTGCGCCTCCTGGATCACCTGAAACCGGATCAGTGTTACCGACCTCAACTTTTACCAGGTAAACCAAACGAGGCACCCCAATAGTGCGAATATCGAAATTATCCAGGATTAGGTTACGTTTACGCTTACGCTGATTTAAAAGCGGGTCTACAAACCGACCTGTAAACGCAGAAATATCCGTTCCAGCCTCGCCACCTACAAAAGTTTGATCATAGCCAAACGTTTCAGCTGCCTTGATAGTAATTTTAGCCGGAGCATGAGTCTTTTTACCGTCTACAAAAGTAGTCTTTACGAAGGTCTCAACTTCCGCAGTAGCGATAAGCTCGGTGCGTCCGTTTGATTTGCCGGCGCTCTGCTCTTTGCCGATTGCTAATTCTTCCTGAAGCTCTACAACTTGCTTATAGATGCTCTCGTTAGACTTGTTGATTGCTTCGATAGCTTTGCTAATCTCGGCGGCTTTCATGGTTTCTATACCTTCCTCTAAAGCCGTTAGCTTATCTTCCAGTGTCTTGAAAGCGTTAGCATCAGCCTTGTCGCCCAATAGGTTTTTAAACTGTTCAACCTGCTCGCTAATTTTTTTAATAGCATCCACTTCAGATACTTCACCTTCACCGCCTCCATTTCCACCGTCTGGCGAAAGCTTAGCGCGGAAAAAACGAGATGCAGAAGCTGATCCTGCGCCCATGATGCCTACGGACATACGTGGAATAAAATGTTTTTTCATTTCTTTCTTATTAATGTTTAAATTTTTGTTAACTGCAGAAGCCGCTTTAACGCTTCCATTTTTTGAGTGTCCGTAGACGGCTCGGTATATAATCGAGTGCTGGTAGGCGGCTCGGATTTTTCTTGTGTAATAAGTGTAGGAGTCACGAAGTTGCTGCCTTTTACGACTGCTGAACCCTCGATATTCTTTGCTTCAGTAACCGCCCAGAAGTAACCTTTATCTTCAGCCGCATCGCGGTTTACTACTGAATCGATATACTTTTCCCAATTTTCGTACTCTTCCCTGTATTCTTTGTAATTGATGCACATGTACAGTTTTACGTACCTCATGCCTACAGAATGATTCTTAACCCGTTTCTTGGCATACTGTTCAAACATATACGGGTTTCGGTCCTTGTAAACTATGCTGTCGTAAATCAAGGCCTCTGTGTTATCATCCCATTGGCTAAATCCTAATGATTTAAAGCTCATCGACTTCGTATAAGCTTCAACTTCATCGCTGATAATTCCCTTGAATGTGAAATTATGTTCAGCGCACAAGTAATTGTCAACCGTTTCAGATAAAGACTTCTTCCAAAGTCCTTTAATATGAACATCACTATGTGAGTCCAGAATACCAGTAGTATTGATCACGGCTCGAACAAATAACTTATTTGCATCAGCACCTATAACCTGGTCAGCCTTTGTAGAAAATGTTTTGTCGTTCGACGGGTGCATCAAATAGGAAAAAGCATCCGCATGCTTTATTGTCGCTTTCTTTTGATTGATCAGTGTTGACTTGTTCTCAACCAAAAAATCAAACAAGTCAGTCTTTTTCTGGAATTCTGGAATCTCTAAGTTCATTTCCTTACAATTTTATTGTTGCCTTTAGCGACACCGTGTGCCTTTTTAGCCTCTTCCATTGCAGCCTTATCGATTGGTTTTTTATCCTTAGGCTGTTGCTTTGACTGCTCCATTATCCCCTCCTTCTTTGAAATTTGTATCTAAAAATATATTAGCGTCCTCCAGGGACACCCCTGACTTACGTAGGTTAATAAATGTTTGTGCTTTGATCTGGTCAGTGACTGCCCGATCCTTCTCAAATATTTGGTTAAACGGCAGATGATCCCAACTTAAAACGATCACCTTACCTTCTTTATCGTAACCCCAATGACTACCTAAAGAACTGGCCAAGTCTTGCCCTTTTGGATCAAGTGTATAGCTTACATGCTTTGCAGTAGCCTTCCCTTGATTTTCATAGGTAGATGAAGCGTAAGCTTCTAATACGTCACGGGGGATGTTATATAGATTTCCGATAATGAAATAAGACGCCAGATACCCCTCATCAAGCTTAAGTTTACCGATATCTTCTACAAACCTTTTAATATCAATCAATGATCTTACCGCGTACACTTCCTTAGGCCCGTTTATTTTGGCTTCAATGTCGTTCTTTTCAGTAGTGCCCAATGGATTTTTAGAAACATCGTCAATGTCCGATTTTCCGGCAACCATAAACTTACCTGAATATCTGGTGTTTATATTCTTAGCATCTAAAGAAGCTTCCGAATTGCTTATTACCTTATACAGAGCGTCGATTCTACTAAACCCTTTAAACCAATTACCTAAACCGTTAGATAAATCCGTGATCACCTTGAGCTTACGCAGTGGAAATTTAAAAGTGTTCCCGTCTGCATATCGATATGTGATCTGAGTATTCATTAGTTCGTCTTCGGCTGCATTAGAGAAGATCAACTTATCTTTTGCTTTTTCCAGCGAAAGCGGCCATTCAATTTTATTGTTCTCTAAGAAGTAAAGCCTATTTCGTTCGTTGGAAGCATCTTTGCTGTCGATGTACAGATTGGCATTGCCGATCATAGTCCATAACATATAATCCCAAAGAAATTGCCTACGGCTCTGCAAAGGATTTGGCGAATTAAGCCTATCTAATGCCGGATCGTCTTCAATCCTTTTGCCGTCTTTGTATACATATACCTCTGCTAAAGAAAACAAATCGCATTGCAAGCTGATTACTTTAAGCATTGCAGGATTACTGAATACAGCGTTTATTTTTTCTGAATCTTTCGTGTAGTCATTGAACTGCGGTGAGGTAGACCAAAATCTGAAAGGTAAAAAAGTACTGCCAACGGCATTCCTTAAGCTGTAAAAGATATTGCTGAACCAGTTCAAACCTTTAAATTTTGTTGTTCATGATTATCAAAAATAGAAATTTTAATACAGATAATACAATTGTATTAAAAAATATTAAATATTCCTAATTACACCCTCTTCAAATAGCTTTTGCGTGCCGTAAGCAATGGCATCAATAGTGTGGTTGTCTTGATCGATCGGCTTTTCGAGAATGACCCCGTTCGTGTCTTTATCGTAGCAGTAATTTTCTTGCTCAGCCTCGATGTTTACCGAATCGCTGGTGTAATAGATGTTTAAATTTGACAGGGTGCCCACCCGGTTGATTAAATCTGTCTTACCGCCTACGGCTATTGCATACTCCCATCCAGCCCGGCGCAGCGATCTGATTT